GAATATAAAAACGTTATTTACTGTACTGACTGAACTTGTACCTAGAGCTGACGTACCACTAAAACCAGAAACTGATAAATTATTATTACTAACTGGTGAAGCACTTCCTAAAAGTCCCTCAGCGAAATCTAAAGAAACGCCTAAATTATTGTTTGTTGATAAAGTTGCCGTACCTAAAGCTGAAGTGCCATTAAGTCCACTTACGCTTATATTATTTACTGAAGTTGTTGTAGCTGTACCTAGATTACCTGCTGCTAATAGAGTTGAGGGGGTTACGTTAGCGTCAGCTTGAATAGTAACAGTTACACTACCTAAACTGGCAGTAACTCCAGCTACTGATACTATAGCTTGAGCATTTACTGTTGCAACTGGTGTACCTACTGATCCTGCTGCTGGTGCGGTTATTTCAAGAGGAACTGATGATTGACCCCAATCAAGTTGTCCCCAAGTACCACGCCCCCAGCCATTTAGGTACTGAGACATTTTAGGCTATACGTATAATCGCTGTACTTGCTGCTGCTGCTGGGAAAACTATAGTAAAATCACCTGCGGTAGATGTTTTATCTCCACCAAAGTCGATTGCTGCTACTGCTTTATCACTATTGGTGTCATTATAAATAAGACAACCTCTAGCAGTAACCGTAGCGTTACTAAAAGTGAGGTCAGCGAAATCTGTAAACCCAGTAGTACCACCTGTAGTTGGATCAACATTAGTCAGTGCTGCTCCTCCTGCAGTATAGTTAGTTCCACTCGCTTCATTAGAAGTTGAGTATGCAGTTGTAGTAGCATCTAGTGACGCTGAACTAGTAAATAAAGCTAGTTTAAAACTATTGCCTCCAGAAGCAGAAAAGTTATGTGTGGCTTCTAAAAGTTCTTTTTTAAAACTAGTTGTTAATGTTGATGTAATTGCCATTTTTAAAGCTCCTTTATTATCTTAGCCATGTCTTCATGACCTTGTGAGGTGAGTTCACCGTTTATGGTCACAACCTGACTGTTGATTGCTTGTTTAATATGATATAATACTTGTTCATAAATAGCTAGTCTATATGCTTCAGCTTGTTGTCGTATATGAGGTGCTGCGTTTTCTGATATACCACATATTCTAAGTGTGCAACGTTCCGCCCAAAATTCAGGACTGTGACCTTTATATTCTGTAGTCGCTACGCCTATATCACCAAGTCCTCCTTTAGTATCTATTTCTATCATGCTTGTGGTTGTCTCCTTATTTCATCATACCTATACTGATCTCTGGTATCTTTGCCCTCACCTAAGTTTTTGAGCATAGCTAAAGCTTCTTGATACTTTTGTTCATATACAGGTATGCTTTCAAACATTTTTAAGTAAGTACAAGCCTCTACTAAACAACCATATAACATAGCATTCATTGCGTTAGTAGATAACCAAGTTGTACCACTGTCACCCCCAGCAGTTAAAGAAGCTGGTCGGTAAAAATAATGTAATTCAAATGTGAAATCGGTGCTCGGTGTAGGTGCTAGTATAAAGCTGTCTTGATCAAACTCAGCGTAGTATTTAGGTGTGCCTGTAGTTGCTTCAGCTGGTTGATAATCACGTATAAAAGTTACATGTTTTAGTTTTAAATAATTGTAGTTATTACTAGCGTCTATAAGTGCTAAACTGAACGGAGCTAAAAAATCACTAGGCATAGTCAAGTATGTATTACTAGCTGTACTTGTACCTGTAACGTTTTTTCTAAAAACGTCAAGTTGAACAGATTTTAATATTTTTTCTTCTGTGCTTTTTATAAAATTAGGAATATTAGTTACTAAACTACTTTCTGTACTTTCAATGTAGTCTTGTATTGCGGTAGTAAGTGTTGCTTTTGTCCAACTCATAATGCTATGTTACTATACTTATTTCACCAAGACTAGCTGTAGCTTTAAAACCATCAAACTGTGTCCCTATAGTATTACTGTTTTTAGCGAACATTATAGGAGAACTTACGCCTTGACTATCTTTAGGATTAGAAACTATTATTTTGCCTAAGTGTATAGTAGGTGCTGGTTCTGTTGGTCTTGGATCACGTAAAGCTTCTGGATCTACTCTATGTGGTTGTGGGTCTAATTGTGGGTGTTTAGGTTCAAAACATTCTTGACAAACTCTCAACCCATTCCACTCTTGTTTTAAATCAAGATATTTTTCTACGAAACCACATCTGTCACATCTAGCTAGTGAATGTTTACCAGAAGCGTAAGCCATTAATAAGAACTCCTAGATGGCACCAATCTTAAAGAAGCTCTATTACGGTCTTCATCTGCTGCTAGTTTAAAATCTTGTTCATACTGTTGTTTTAATAAAGCAACTCTTTCTGGATTCTTTTTCATAGCTATGTAGTACGCTAACCCACTAACCATACAAGGTATAAACCTTGATGGAACTTCTGGGTCTTCATTAGAAGCTGTTACGTCATCAATGCGTTGTATTGTATTAGCTATTAACTTATATGTGTATGTGCTGTCTGGAACTGGCCATAACTTTACTACAGGAGTAGTTTGTCTGTCTAAAAATAATTGTGTTGGTCTGCCTGTGCTTGTTTTATCAGGTATCTGTAAATACTCTGTTCTGCCTATACGTTCAATACTAAGGTCTGTAGTGTTTGAGTTACTATCAGTTTGTTGTATAACAGCTGACACTATATCAACATCATAAGAATTAAGTGTGTAACTAGAAGTACCTGAAGTAAGATCAGTTGTAACCTGCTCAATAGTCCAGATATTCACACCTCTGTTAGACCAATCAGCGAACATAATATTCATTGACCGTCTAGCTGTTTCTGCATCATACCCAGTTCTGAGTTCAATACCAGCTAATTCAAATGCTTCTTCAATAGTGTCAGATATATTAAGAGAAAAAGTCTTACTACCAGAAGTAGCCATTACTAATACTCTTTTATTACTGTTAGTACCATAACGTAGGAGTCGCCACTAGCATGACCAGTGGTGGTGAGTTTTATATCACCAGTTTTACCACTTGCTGCTGCTGTGTTTTGTAAACCACCGAACTCTGAAAAATCAATATCGTCACTATAGTCAGAATTTAAATCCCAACATATAGTATCGGTAGTTGCGTCCCAAAGTAGTTTTACACTCATACCAAAGGTTGAGTAAGTGATTTTAGCTAATTTGCATCCAGTACATGTCGCACCATCGCCTTTTCTTGCTGCTAAAGCACTTACATCAATCTTAGTTACGGCTGACTCACCTGTTCCGTCTGATGTGTTAGTAAGCTGAATAATAGCTTTTCTATCATCATCTACAATAGTAGTTGAGGTTACTGCGTCTGCCATAATTTACTCCTATGCGTCTGCGAATGGTGTTACTATAGTGCCTGAGCCTAGTATAATACCTTCTACTGCATACTTAGCTGAACCCATAGCAGTTACTTTTACGATACTGCCTGCTAATCCGCCTTTAGTACTTCCATTCATAGTAATAACGTCATTAGATGCACCTGAGATAAATGTTTTACCTGTAGAGTCATCTTTACCAGTGTACAGACCACCTACAAATTTATCTGTTCCGTCAGTTAAAATATCCATGTCGGTTGCTGCTGTTTCTACTACAAAATAAAAACTTGCACCTAAGTTATTTAACTGGTTAGGATCAGTGTTATCACCTGGATCGGTAGCTACTATACTCGGTAATGTAAACTTACCGTCTGCGTCATTACATGTAAGTATTTTACCTGCGTGTGCATCTACTGTAAGTGATGTGTCTGCTGTTAAGCTGACTACGTTAGCATTACCTGCTGATATAAATCCAGCTAAAGATTTTACTGGACCTGAGAATGTCGATTTTGCCATAATTTCCTCCTTAGGAAATAAGTTTTACCATCTTGGCTTGTCTGCTAGGTCAGTTGGTAAAACAAGTTAATAAATCCTAGAATTGAATGATATACTGTATTGTATAAAAAAGAAAGGGAGCCGAAGCTCCCTTAAAATTCGAAAAACGAATTATGCTCCTGGAGATCCGTAGATTCCACGCCAGTCACTAAACCCGAAAGAGTATCTCTCTCTTGCTTTGTATCTAACGTTTCCAGTTTCAAAATCACCTTCCATGCCTGTTGACATAGGAGATCTAACGAAGTGTTTCAACCCGTTAGGTGCATCTGTTTTAATGAAGAATGCATCAGTATCTGTCAAGTAATGATTTACCACATAGCCTTCTGGGAGCATACCCATGTTGCTTAGTGCGTTAATATCATTATCAGAAGTACCTACTCTTCCTGGAGTTTTTAAAACTCTCTCAGCTACAAACTGTAGTTGAGGTGGAATAATAAGTTTTCTTGCTTGAACATTGATTTTGATACCTCTTTCATCAACAAATTGTGATATATCAATCATCGCATTTTCTAACGAAGTCTCATTCAAGTCAGCTGCAGTGCTTGGCTCATTTGACTGATCACCACCTGATAAGGTAGGATGGTCAGTTGTCATGAGAGGTTTACCGTCGCCTCCTGGGAAGGAAGTTGAGAAACCATTATTAAGTACGTTTGCTGCTTTCACTTGCTTAGTAGTAGCCATTGATCTAGCTAAAGCTTTAGTGTACCTTGAAGATAAGCTGTCATAGAGGTTATCCTCTATAGCTTCTTCTGTCAAGGAGAAAGCTAAAGCTACAGTTTCGTGGCTGTACCTTGCTGTGAAAGTTTCTTGTGCTGTATCATAAGTCACAGCTGCACCCTCGCCTTTCACGGGAGCTTGACCGAAACCTGATAGCATGACTTCTTCTTCAAACGCTCTATCTGAATTTTCTGTATCAAAAATTTCAGTATGTTCGTTTTCGTATCTGTCGTACTCAAGACCAAAAAGTGCATTTAGTCCTGGTTCGAGTTCTTTTACTAATTGAGCTCTATTTATTGCCATTTTAAATCACCTTTTAGCTATTGCCGAATACAGAAGCTGGGAATGTTACATACACTCTAGCGTATTGTCCAATAGAGTTATTTGGCTTATCTGGGAAGCCTACTACTGTCGCAATACCACTAGAAGTTGTTGTAGTCACACCTTCTTTTGATCGACCTGTTGAAGTATTACCTGCGGTTGTGCTGATAGTATTAGTTGTACCTATTGATGCTTGTGTAGGAGTACCAGTAGACTGAGCCTCGTAGACAATATCAGGATCAACATATACAAAAGCTTTAGCATCCGCAGAACCTAATGTAGCAGTGTCGGCAGTCCACATGTTTGAAAAAACAATTGAACCATCGGTTGCTGTGTATTCTACACCGTAAAATACGCCGAGTGGAGTACCTGTTGCAGTACCCTGTATAACGTAACCACTAGAGAGATTTACTACATCGCCTGAAAAAATCGAGGCATTAGTAGCACTTGCTATCGCAAATTCTGAAGGTCTGATTACGCCACCTGACATATGATAAGCTGGTGTGAATCCGTCTGGGGCATTTGTATTTGCCATTTTAATTCACCTTATAAAAAATAAATTTTATTAAGCCCTTAACATAAAATTAAGAACCACCTTTACCAAATGTAACCTTAGTAGTTCTATTAGGATTACTAATAGGCATTACTTGGTTACTTTCTCTCATAAGATCATTATCGACTGCTTGTATTTGTGAATCAGAGAGGTTTTGATAATATGCTCTCCTTTCCTCAACAGTTTCCTTGGGGATCTTAGCGAGAATTAAGCCACCAACTCCTATGACTCCAGCGTGTTTACCATCCTCAATGCTAGGAGCTTCAAAATCTGGATGATCTTCAGCTCTTACTGGTTCCCAACCTTCACGAACACGTTTTGACATATTCGCTGGGTCGTTTTGACCAATCATTGACTCTCGTATCCATCTGTAAACATATCCCTGTGGTGGGGGAGGTGCGTCTAACAAAGACGGGGGTTGCCAAGGTTTACGGCGAGATTGTTTATCTCGACTTTCAGCAGATCGTGGAGAACGATCTGATTCAGTAGTTTTATCTTTATCTACCATTTTTTACTCCTTAATATGCTTAGCATATTCTTCTAGTGGCACACCTAATCTTTTCGCTATCGCTACTTGACTCGGTGTGAGTTTAATAGTTCTACGTGATCGAGCTTTAGTAGTTCCAACACCTTTGCTAGAACCTGCTACTGTCTCTTTCACCTCTTTTTGAGTCTTTCCTAACTTATGTGGGAAAGCCTCAGCAAGCCTTTTATCTACTTCTGCATAATATTCATCAGAAGTAGGGTCATAACCTTCACCTTCTGTGAGCTGTCTATGAAACGCAAATGCTGCCGTTGTCATAGCGAGGTCGTCTCCAAACCATTCGTTCTTTTTAGCCCAAGCCTGTGCTTTTGGGTCTGGTGCTGGAGCCTCTTGTTCTGGTTGCTTTTCCCATTTAGGTTTAGCTTCCTGCTCATCCTGAATAACTTCGGTTTCAGTTTCTTGAGGTTTTACCCTTTTTAAACTTTCTTCCTCAACTGCTAACTTGGCTAAATCTTTTTGAGCTTCTAATAAAGCGTCTGTATCACCTGACTCATACGCCTTTTTATATCTCTCTTGTGCCGAGTTAAGTTCTGAAGTTACTCGTGTACTGTATTCACTATAAAGGTTTTGATCAGATTTTGAAAGTTTATTTTTAGTTTTATTTAATTCTTCTTGAACAGATTTAGCATATTCTATTGCTGCTTGTTCTCTTCTTTCTGATTCTCGTACCTTATAAGTGAGCTTATTTATACGTTTTTTAACCCCTTCACTATAGTCTTCAATCTCGTCTT